TCAGGTCCAAACTCGCGAATGCCTTGGATCTCGGATGCCCAAAGCACATCTTGCTTCTTGAACTGACGGCAGACGAAGGCACGGACCTGCCGGCTCTCGGGCGTTTGTTGATCATAGCCGCCACCGCGTTCCGAGAAGGGGATGAGGGAGAGTGTGCCATCCCTGCTTTCAATGACAACGGTGCGCGTGCGCACGCCGCGTTCCCCGAACAAGTCGGACCCAGAAAGCGTGGCCGGCTTGAAGGGAATGTTTTCGAGGGCACGGGTCAGTTCAATGACGGAGAAGGCGTCGCCTTCAAAGATATCCATGGTGGCCATATGCCAACCTCCTTGATGTGAGTGTCTTTAGGCCCGACCCAGCGCTCAGCGCAGGACGATGCCGAGTGCCGCCAGTGCCGTGGTGGCTGCCGTGATCTGGGCCTCCGTGGCACCCTCGGGCCACACAAGGTCATGTCGGTTGACGAGCGCGGGTCCGCGCAGGATCACGACGCCAGGGGCATCAGCCGCACTTGCGTCGACCGCGGCCCAAAGAATGGCGGCTGGGGTTTGGCTGCCGTTGGTCGCGGTGGGTGCAAGGCGGGTGTATTTGCCGCCCGTGGTGATTTTGCCAAGCACGGAGCCCGGATCGAGCTTTCCAGCGCCAGAGGCAATGGTGACGGTTTCTCGGGTGAAGTCGCGGAGCACTTCCCAGACGAGAAAGCCGCCTGTGTGTTGGCCTTCAGTGAGCATGGTCATGGTGGCTTATCCTTTCGCCTTAAAGGTGCGGGCGATGACCTCGCCCCAGGGATGGAGGGAGGCTGCGCGTCCAGGCTGGGCATGGGCGCTCAAGGTGATCTCGGGGGTGGCGTCCGCCTTGGCCGCGAGAAGGCGGCTGCGGACCACATCAAGGCTCGCATCCTCCTCGAGGAACCGGCCCGCCATCTGCGGCTGGCCTGCAAGGCGGCAGAGATCGATCACCGCCCGCGCATGAGCAATTGCCTCGGCGCGGACGGCCGTCACATCAGCCATTGTGGGCTCACTTGCGGTCGTGCTTGGCGCTTCCGCAGCCGCGTGTTCGGGCTCCGCTTGGGTGTTGGCGTCTTCAACACCCTCAGGTTGGGGCTCGGGGAGCGCAGGTTCATCGGGTTCATTTGTCGCCTCAACCAATGCCGGCGGCGCATTGCGGAAGCGCGCGACATCAAAGGAGGCGGCGAGTTTCACAGGCGCGGCGATGCGGTCGATGAAGCCCAAATCCAGCGCATCCGTGGCATCGAGCCAGGTCTCTGCCGCCATCAGGGTGGCAATCTCATCGTCAGGTTTGCCGGATTTCGCGGCATAGCCCTGGATTAGGCATCCCTTTACCTTGTCGAGCGCCTCGGCGGTGGACCGCATATCCTCGGCCGTGCCCATGACCAGCCCCGAGGGGTCATGGATCATCAGGAAGGCGTTTTCCGGCATGACGATGGTGTCACCTGCCATGGCGATGTAGCTCGCCGCTGAGGCCGCGATCCCATCGATCCAGACGGTGATCTCGCCCGCATGGCGCTTCAGCGCGTTATAGATGGCGACTGCATCGAAGACCGAGCCGCCAGGACTGTTGAGACGAAGGTCGATTGCGGCATCGTCAGGCAGCTCGCCCAGTTCTGCCAGAAAGCCCTTTGCCGTGACGCCATAAGCGCCGATTTCGTCATAGATCAGCACTTCCGTGCCCGAGGCCCGGGCGCGGATCTCGTACCAGCTTTTCATGAGTTTACTCCTGTGAATTGGCGCGGTCGTTCCCCGCTCCGTCGTCGCCATGGCCGCCCTCAGCCCCTTGGCTCGGGTCGGGGGCTCCTACTGGTGTCGTCCGCGCGCCCTGCGTCTCTCCGGGGCTCGTTCTGTACGCGAGCCCCAGTTGCTTGGTGCGCGCGGCATCGGCTGCGTTTTCGCGATCGACCTCTTCAATGTCGTAGCCGGTGGCCTCGACCACCTTGCGCCGCGAGGTGATGCCCGCCTCCATGGCGAGCACCTGCGCCTGGATGTCTTTCAGCGGATCGACCCAATCCCACCGCGGCGGGATCCACTGAACCGGCCGGGCGGCAACAGGATCTACCTCCAGCGCGCCCGAGAGCACGGCTGTTTCCAACCAGCGCTGCCAGACTGGTCGGCACAGCTGATGGGCGATGACCCCATGCTGCAACTGACCGATCCGTCGCCGGAACTCGACCAGTTCCGCGCGCAGGCTGGAATAGTTTGCCTGTCGGACATCGCCGGTGACCAAATGATAGGGCAGCCCGAGCGAGGCCGAGACCGCCAGCAGCGTGCGATACTGGAACGCCTCGTAGCCTCCGCCGACATCGGCTGGGCTCGAGAACTTCACATCCTCGCCTGGCAGCAGCACCTGCATAGTGCCGGGCTCGAGGCTCGCGATGGCCGCCCCATCGAGATCGGCTGCCCCTTCACCCATCATCGGGTCTTCAGGGGCCGTTTTGGTGATGAAGCCGGCGAACATCGCGGCTGTTTTCTTCCGATCAAGTTCCGCATCGTCGTACTGGTCGAGCAGGAAGAGCCGCACCATCGCAGGCGCTACATGCGGCAGGCCCCGGATCTGGCCCGCATCGATCGGCCGGTAGATATGCAAGACTTCCTCAGCCGGCACGCGGACGGTGTCAGGCATGGGCACCCGCTGGTCCGTGCTGTCGCCCGGATGGCGACGACGGAAGTGATAGGCCACCCGCCGCCCGATCAAATCGAACTCGATCCCGCAGCGGATGCGGTTCCCGTTCGGGTCCGTCTCGGTTTTCTCGAAGGGCAGCATCTCCGACTGGAGAAGCTGCAACTGTAGCGGCACAAGCAGCCCGTCTTCCGCTCGGCGCGGGCGCAAGCGTACGAAGCACTCGCCCGCCACAAACATCTCACGCGCAACCATGGCCTGCAGTCCGTAGAAGTCCGTCAGCCCATCAGCATCCGCTTCATCTGTCCAAGCGAGCCAGAGCTTCTGGACCCGGTCACGCAGTGCCGCATCCGTAATGAGCGAAGACGGTTTGATGCCGTCGCCGACGAGGTTCGCGGCAAAGGCCTCGCATGCGTTCGCTGCGTAGCCGTTCGTCACCACCAGTTCGCGCGATCGCGCCAGCAGTCTGGGTCCGCCAGATGCGACCAACGCGTTGATATTCTCAAGCGGCGGGTTCCAGCCGCGCAAGCGGCGTTTGGCCATCGCCCCTTCAAGCCGCGCGCGCATGGCTTCGGGGCCGCCCGACCTAGGACGACGGAAGAGGTCAAAGAGTGCCATCTGATCAGAGACCTTTGGCCGTCGTTATGCGGACCTGCCGGACCATGCGACGACCCTCGGCAGAAGCGATCTCGCGGTCGAGCGCCTCGATGGCGTGATCGATCTCCGCCACAGATCGGTAATCGACCATCTTGCCGTCATAGCTGACCCGGGCCACACCCGAGGCGCGCTGCGCGGACAGCACCTCTCGCCGTGCGCGTAGGTCCGTGATTGTGGCCATAAGACCTCCACTGCGCCATTGACATATACGCCATTGGCGTACATATGAATTCATGGCCATTATTACCGTTGCCGAAACGCCAGAATTCCAACGCCGCGCCCGCGCCATCATGAGCGATGATGAGCGGATGGCCCTGATCGATTTCATCGCCCGCAATCCAACAGCCGGCGTATCGGTTGGCGGCGGCGTTCGAAAACTACGCTTCGCCCGCGATGGCGGCGGCAAGAGCGGTGGGTATCGGGTCATTCATTTTTACGGTGGCGAAGATGACATCCCCATCTTCTTGATCACTGTCTTCGCGAAGAACGAGAAAGCCAACCTAACCAAATCCGAGACGGAACTGGTCAAATCCCTCGGCAAACTACTGGCCGATAGCTACAGGAGCGCAAGATGACCGACGCATTCAAAAGCATCGAACAAGGCCTCAAGGAAGCCATCGCCCTCGCCCGCGGGGAAACCTTGGTACCGATCCACGAGATCGAGATCCCCGACGCAGACGTCCAGGCCATTCGAGCCCGCACGGGCCTATCGCAGGCTGAGTTTGCAAAGAGCATCGGCGTGAAAAAATCCACGCTGTTGAACTGGGAACAGCACCGGCGTTCGCCTGAGGGCCCGGCGCGCGTTTTGCTGGCGCTGATCGACAGAGATCCCAGCATTGTTCAGCGCACGCTCGCAAACTGAACCCTATCCCATATAGCTTGACCGAACCGTCCGGCGGCGCGCTGTCGTCTGCGGCGAAGATTTCGTCAGCGGCTTGGGTGCGGCCGATGCAGTTTCGATCATCAACTGCCGCTCCAACTCCTCCCACCGCGCATCTGACCATCGATCCGCGCCGAGGATCCACGCGGCAGCGCGAGCGTAAACCCGGCAGTCCAGCGCCTCATTCCGTTCCCTCAGTTTTTGCCATTCGAGTTTTGCAAAGCCGCGCTTGTTCTTGACCGTGACCAGCTGCTCCGCCGTAAGTTGCTTCAGCCACTCAGCATCGACCCAGCCCGGCAGATGAAGAAAGCCGGGAGGGAACTTCTCCCCCTCCGCCGGGCTGCTGACCTCCGGCGGATCAAGCCGCAGGAAGCGATAGGTCTCGGCCTTGAAGGTCGATGTTGCGATGGTCCAAAGCCGTGCACCGCGGCGCAGACATTTGCCCGCGATCGTCGCGTCGACAAACGTCGGTCCCGTCACAGGGCTCGCGCGATTAAAACCCTCGAGGCCCTTGATCGGGGCCACCTGTCCAAAGCCCACTTGTCGCGCCCAGGCATAGACAGCGGCCGTTTCATAGCCCGTGTCGATCGCCAATCGCGCGATGGTCATCGGCGTGCCGCTCGCGTGAACCCACGTCCGGCCAAGGAGGTCAGTCAGTTTCTGCCAGCAGGCGGGATCGCCAGGACCGCCGTCGATGACGATGTTGTCAATGAGCCAGCTTTGCAGGCCCTTGCCCCAGGCCCAGACATCAACCTCGATGCGATCCTTTTGAAC